ATAAGCCGTATTTTGCAGTTCATCAGAACCGACATCAAGAAGGCAACCCAAGAAATTTTGAACCTGCGTCAATGCCTCTATGTGGTGGCAACGGAGCAGGACATTCATAACAAGGCCACCTTGTGCCTCGTCAAGAGCGTGGATGGGCGGGATTGGACGGACTTTTCCGACAATGGCCTCGACAGGCTCTATGATGTTGTTAATGGGGCGAGCCTCAAAGAGTTGGACGAGATAGCCGCCAAAGTGCGAGATGCCATTGACGAGAACCTCCTGCAATACTTCCCCCATGTGTTTGAGGATAGCACCCAAAAGAACTATACCGACCTTCTGAGGCAAAGGGCCATATTGCAGATAACGGCCATTGTCAAGGAGGAGGACAACTCGGACAAGTTGGAGGAGGTCACCCGAAAAATCCTCTCCATGCAGAATCCCAAAGGATTCATGGGGGCGGACAGCGAGGAGGTGAGGTTTGACAAGCAGTTCGAGGACATGTGCCTGTTGATGGCAAAGGAGTTTGGTGGTGGCATTAAGAAGTTCACCACTATGGAGTTTTACACGGCCTTTGAGCGTCTGACCCGTCAGTACAACGAGGCCAAGAAGTTGAGAAACAATAGAAAGAGATAGTTATGGAAAACCCGATTAGTTACTCTGACCTTTTCAGTCCTGATATTCAGCAGGGGATAGAGGGCCTCGTAAGCGATATTACGAGGGTTGAAAAGCAACTCAAAGGGATGCTCGGAAGTGTAAAGTCTGAGGCGCAGGCCCTCGGGGAGGCTTTGGCGAGCGTTTCTTCTGCGACCAAGGGCGGGAGGGACACAACCAAGACCGATTCCGCGCAGGCGGATAAACTCTACGAGTCTTACACCCAACTGAGCAAGATGTACGAGGAGAACCAAAAGACATTGAGGGCTCTCCTTGACACGGAGAAAGCCCAAAACGAGCGTCTTGCCAAGGCTAAGACCGCCACGGACGAATACGCCTCGGCCCTTGATAGGTTGAAGGCGCAGGCCGACCTCGCGAAAGACGCTTTGGCAAAGGTGGGCACAAGCGGAAACTCTGCCGAGATAAAGCAGTTGCAGTCCGTTGTCAAAGGCTTGGAGGAGCAGGTGAAGAACCTTACCAAGGCTCAGAACGCCAATGCCTCTGCGACCAACAGTGCGGGCAAGTCCCATAGCAAGCAGAAGGCCGAACTCCTTTCGCTTGCGAATGCCTATGCGTCCCTCTCTCCCATCGTGGAGAAAACGGGAGTGGATTTGAACGCTCTTATAACAACGGAGAAACAGCATCAGCAGGTCTCCAAGAACGGGCAGGTAGCCAACACTGCCCTTGCGGGCTCGTACAACCAACTCTACGCTCAGTACAACCTCCTCAAGACCGCTCTGAATGCCATGAGTACCGAAATGCGGAACAACACCGCAGTCGGGAAGGAGTGGGAGGCTGAGGCCCTGCGCATAATGAACGAGATGAAGGCCATGCAGGAGGCCACGGGAAAGAGCACCCTGTCCGTTGGTGACTATGGAAAGGCTCTGAATGGTCTGAATATCGCAACCCAGCAGGTTCTGCGAGAAATGCCTACCTTGGCGAACTCCGTGCAACAGTTCTTTATCGCCATATCCAACAACGTCCCGATTTTCGTGGATAACTTCAAGCGGGCGCAGACTGAGTTGGGCGGTTTCACGAAAGCCGTGGGCGCAACTCTCAAGGCGGTGCTTTCTTGGCAGACCGTTTTGCTTGTCATCCTTACTATCCTACCGAAGATTGCAAAGGCAATCCATGATAAAAAGAAAGCGCAGGAGGAGGCCAACAAGGAAACCGAAAAGGCCCTTACGCTTGAAGAAATGCTTGCAAAGTCTTACCTTGAAGTATCGAAGTATGAGGCGCAGGAGGTTACGAAGTTGCAGTTTTTGGTAAAGGTTACGCAGGACTACAACCGCTCTATGAATGATAGGGTGATGGCGGCTCGCGTGCTTAGGCAGGAATACAGAGAGACGCTTGGGTTGTATTCTGAGGAGCAGATTGTTGCGGGCGAGGCCAAGGGGGCGATAGACAGGCTCACTGAAAGCGTGAGAGAGCACGCCCTTGCTCGCGCTATGATGAACGAAATGGTGAAGTATTATCAGCAAATACTTGAAAACCAAGCCAAAATTGACGAGGCGCAACTTGCGTATGACAACGCAAAGGCGGCAAGAGAGGCGGCAGAGGCTACCGAGGCTCGCATTATGAGCATGTCCAACCTTGGGGAGGCTTACGGCAAATACGCAGAGCAGACCGAGAAGGCGAGACGAAAAGAGGCGAAAGCACTTGAAACCCTCAATATGGCCCTTGGTGAGACGGACAAGGCTATGGCCGCGATTGCCGATTTGGAGAAGAAGATACCAATAAACGGGTTGCTTGAAACCATAACAAAAGGCGGGAGGGGCGCAAAAGATTCCATTCTTGAAATACCCTCCTACTACAACGATGCCCTCAAAGCAATCATTGACGGGATGGAGGATGGCATACAAAAGCAGCTCGCTCTCTTGGATTATGATTTCAAGGTGGAGAGGGAAAAGCGCATGGAGCAACAGGCCGCTTTGGAGGACATGCTTGCAAAGCACAATACCAAGGAACTTCAACTCACCAAGGAGCAGGTGGCCGCCATCAAAGCCGAACTCAGTAACTTGGCTTTGGCTATGGTTGCGGAGGAGCAAAACTATCTTGACGCAAGACAGAGGATGCTCCAAGTCACCCTCAAGCCCGTGGAGGTTGAGGAAGAATCCGATTGGGATGAGGAGAACGCCAAGTGGATTGGTTCACAGATTGAGGTGGAGCGCAAGTGGCTTGACAAGAAGGCCCGCATGGAGTATGCCAACGACCTTCTTGTTCTGAAAAACAGGGAGCACTCCTTACAGGACGAGATAGACCTCAAAAACAAACTCAACGGCCAACTCCTTGCCAACGAGAAGTCCTATTGGGAGGAGTTCTTGCGTCAGTTGGAGGAGGAGGGCCTGCAACTCACCGATACCTACCAAAAGGTCGTGGAGAAGGTTGCCTCTCTCACGGGCAAGGAAAGCAATAGCCAGAGGAGGGGCAGGCGCAAGAGAGGTGGTGTCCGCAACCTCGTGGAGTTGGGTTTCGCCCTCAACCACAAGACGGGAGAAAAGGACAGCGAAACGGGGATGTTCCGTGTGAAGGAGGAATACCAAGACTTCGCAAATGCGGTCAATGAGGCCCTGCAACGCTCCATGGACTACATGGACGAGTGGATGGATAAGCGCATTGAAATGGCCGAGGTTGCCGTGGAGGCCGCTCAGAAGGAAACCGAGAGTGCCAAGACTGCCTTGGACTACGAAATGCAGGCCAGAGCCAATGGCTATGCCAACAATGTGGAGTTGGCCCGCAAGGAGTATGAGGAGAAACTGCAAATGGAGAGACAGGCCATAGCCGAGAGAAAGCGATTGGAGAAGATACAGGAGGGCATCAATACTGCGCAGCAGATTGGCGCATTGGTAACGGCCACCGCGAACCTTTGGAGTGGCTATTCCTCTATCCCGATTGCGGGCCCTGCGTTGGCTATTGCCGCAACGGCTCTCATGTGGAGCAGTTTCTTCGCCGCCAAGATACAGGCCGCTCAGTTGGCGAATACCGAAACCCACGGACATGGTATGGCCGAGTACATTGACTATGGCGGCTCTCACGCCTCCCATAACGATGTGGACTTCGGGCACACCAAGGACGGAAGGCGCAGGAGGATTGAGAGGGGCGAAGTTGTTGGCGTAGTCCGCAAGGATAAGGTGCAGAAGTACGGCATTGAGAGGGTTATGAACATCATAAACAACCTCAATAACGGCACATTCGAGAAGAATTATGTTTCTTCCACCGAAAAGGTGCAGAAGTACGGCATTGAGAGGGTTATGAACACCATAAACAATCTCGACAACGGCACATTCGAGAAGAATTATGTTTCTTCCACCGAACTTGTAAACTCGGTTATAGGAGAAAACCCCGGAAACAAGGCGAATTCGGCCTTTCTCTCCGCAAAAGTAGAAGATATGCTCCGCAGTGTCGGAAGCCGCTCTATGGGCCTAAAAACGGGCAATACGGGCATTTTTGACACGGGGCGGCTGGAGGCCAACTATGAGATGGCCTTCAATGGGGCGTCCACCGACCTGTCGGGGGTCGAGCGAGGCATTGAGACGCTCATTGAGCAGAACAAGGTTAGGGTGGTCTCTACTCCTTGGGGGAGAATAGAATACAAGGGCAATAACAAACGGATAATCAGAAATGGATAGTGTAAATATCAAACTGAGCATAGGGAGGGCGGTTGTTCTCCCTGTGCATCCCGTTTTCGGGGATGATGTGAAACTCAAAATATCCCAAGCGGACAATCAAATCTTCTATCGCACCAAGATAGATGGCAAGATTATCTTCTCGGGGGCGGATTTCGACCTCATCGACACTTGTAGTGACGAGGTGGAGTTCACCATTTCTGTGCTCCGTGGCGACACTCTCATAGGAGAGGGCAAATTCATTAAGCCAGATTGTGTGCTGAACTACGATGATAAGACCTGCGAGGTGAAACTCTCCACCACTGACCGCTACGAGAAAATCATGGCAGGCTTGGATAACAAGTACAACCTCGTGAAACTTGCTCCGAAGATTGAGAGTTTGCTCCTCGTCAAGCGGCCCGTACTTCAACTATACATGTTTGGGGACAAGCGTCTTACAAACTTCTTTGGCAACATGTCGTTTGAGGCCGACACTATCAATGAGGCCGAGAGTAAAACTGCGGCCCAACTTGAAGCCCTTGCATTCGCCCGTGTTTACTCCTATTCATCGGTTGAAATTGCCATTAGCAACATTCCTAACGAATGTCTAAACTCCGCTGAAATTATCGCTTTTAACGGAACTTACCGTGGTTCTTCGACTGAAACCGTATCAACTTACTACAAGGTGGGAGATTCAAGCAGAACCATTCGGGCCGCGACAGACCCGGTGGGCAATGCTTGTTTTGCTCTCTATTACAACGGCAGTAGGGTTTCCGCCAAGTACGATGCTGGCAGGAGTGGGCAATATACTTGCACCATTAACCAAGGCATCATAATTGGCAGTGGTGTCGTTAGCGAGTGGTACGATGATGGGGATGGCCCTTATTCTATGAGCCGTGGAAGTACAAGCAGTAACAACAGGACGATTTTTGCCCGCCTCCTTTGTGACGAGCAAAAGACCATCGGCGGTTACACGACCAAGGATATAACAACGCTCAATAGTGATATTTACGAGAACGGTGGCAACTATCGGTATGTGATAAGTGCCGCTTGGCTGAATGTGAACAACTACATCCGAACCTCTACGGAGAAAACCACAACGCCAACCGAGTATTACGATGGAAACGGAGAGTATTACGTTGTCCCGTCCGACATATCGGCAGATAGCGCGATTTATCCGATTGGCGCATCGCTTTGGTCGCAGATGTCCTTTTGGATTGTTGGGAATAACAACCTTTATGATGGGATGGACAACAACCTTGCGAACCACTTTACGCTCAAAGATGCCTTCCCGCTCTATTCGGCCATACAGGTGCTCCTCGCTGAGGTCGCCCCCGAAGTTACCTATGACCCCACCCTTGCTATCCACGAGTTTTTCAGAGAAGACTACACTACAAGTTCTCTGAGGACTATGCCGAGTGCCTATATTCCTTCTCCCCGCTCCCGTGGGGCGAGGCTCTATATCACCCCTATAACAAACGTCAAGAAAACCCGCTACGAGCAGGCCGCCCAGAGAGGGGACATAACCCTCAAACAGATTTTCGACATGCTCCGCAACGTCTATGGTTGTTATTGGTGGATTGACGATGATAACCGACTCAGAATTGAGCACGTTTCCTACTTCAAACACAACAACTCTTACCTCATGGGCAAGCCCAAGGCTGACATTGACGTGACGGCCATGAAGGATATGCCTAACGGCCTGTCTTGGGCCTTTGGGACAAGCGAGGTCGAGTACGACAGAAAGCGTTGCCCTGTCCGTTACGAGTTTGAGTGGGGGGACGTATGCACCGAGCAATTCAACGGGGCGGCCATAGACATTAAGGACAAGTTCGTGGATGGGGATACCAAGGAGAAGGTCAATGTGGCGAACTTTATGGCAGACATTGATTTTATTGTTATAAGTCCAAGCACCGTATCTGACGATTTGTATGTGCTAATAGAGAGCAACATCGCTCGGGGCGGCACGGAAATTCCAACGGTCAGCATAGCAAGCGATAAACCAAAGTATGCCATTCAAAACGGATGTTGTTCGTTCTTATTCGCTGAGGCCAACTACTTGAACTACGACCTTGGTGGTTGGCGGGCAAAGGCGGGCGGCGCGTACTTGGATGTGCGAGGCGTAAGACAGTACCGCAAGCAGACCATTACCTTCCCTATGCCGATTGCCAAGATAGCGGACATCGGGGCAGTGAAGACCAATGTCGGCATCGGCCGTATTAAAGAGCAGGAGATAAACGCGGACACGCTTATGGCGAAGTCTCAGATTACCCTTGAAGGGGAGAGAGACTACGCCTCCGACATTGAGGTGTTCGTACAGGGCAGCGGCCCTTCCGGCACATACATTTACATGGCGCGGAACAAAGACCCGCACAACTACCTGCAAGTGACCTACTACGGAATGGATAGCGTCACACCTTCCCCTCAGAACGCGGATGCGATTCACTCTGTGACGGTTGCTCCCAACGGGCTTATTACGCTTGGCTTCTACTACTTCGTGAAGGTGCTTTCTGCCAGATTGGCAGGAACGCTCCAATTTGACGAGTTTGTTAATTTGGGCATCGGGGTTATGACGCTTGACGATTTCAGCGCGCGCTCCAATGGAGCGGATTTCGTCCTCAACGGCCACGGCGATACGAGTGCCTATGATTGGTGCTACATCTGTGTGACCTGCAAAGACAGAGCGAGGATAAACCTCAGTGCGAGTACCGAGAATGGCCACGACAAGGGGTATGTGGCCCACAAGCCCATTGTTAGTAGTGCACAGGTCAGTATAGAGTCCCTTGTTTTCGTCAGTGGCACTTCGCAGGTTCAGTACACAGCCGAGGCTGGAGAGGTGGTTTACATCGGCTATTCCAAGGATATTAGCCTCGTTGAAAATGACGATAAGATAACCGTAGGGATTGAAGTCCTTGAATAAGTTATGCAAAAAAATTGTGAAAAAGCAAATAGTTTGTTATCTTCGTGGCAGAGAAAGGGTTACTCCGCCAAAAATTGTCAGATATGATACTGAATAACAATAATTTAAGCCCAATCCCTTTCTATGGAAGTCTTGCTGAGCAGGATTTCCGCAAGTGGTATGCTTACGGAGAAATGTACCCTCATAGGGTAAGTTGCAAAAACCTCGTGCCATTTTTCTTCTCCGTGGATGGTACGGGCCTCACAATTAACAAGGTTTCGGTTTTTCAAGTTTGTTGCACTGACGAGGAAGTCTTTGGCAAGGACACCGTTGGCTCTCTCATTCAAGGGTGTTGTGGGGTGGTAGAAAACGAGGGTTGCTCTACCGTGTTCTATACCGCACCCGACAATATCAACCTCGGTCTTGAAAAGGGCATCTACTTCGTGCGGTTTGACATTAAGACCAACGAGGACAGCGAATACTCCGTTTTCTCTGACGTGTTTTTCGCAGAACCCCACGCTGACCTGCGTCAATCATTTGTTGGCATTCAATGGTATGATGGAAACAACTTGGAGTTAAGCGATGGAGCTTTAATACCCTACGAGCAAAGCATAAATGACAAACTTTACGGAAACCAAATTTTTCTTGACACCACAATAGGTATGCCCGAATACTCCTTTACCGAAGACGGAGAGGAGAGGGACGGTCGTTTCTTTCCGATTAAGCAGATAAGCGAGAAGGTGTATAAATTCAAGGCCATTGTACCCGAGTACCTGTGCGACTGCATGAGGCTTATCCGTCTGTCGGATGTGGTGACAATCACCGACCAATTGGGCCGCTCGTATAAGGTTGAGCACTTTGAAATGGATGTCGAGTGGTTGGACGGAGGCCACGTTGCGGAGATAGATTGCTCCTTTGAGACGGACACCGTTGTCAAGAAAATTGGCAAAGCATATAACAATATAACAGATAGGTGATATGACAAAAGAACAATTAAAAGACCTTGTTCGTACCATGATGGGACGGTCAATTACACGATATTAAAACTATCATAACTTGATGTGAAAAAAAATATAATAACATATTGTTTCGATAAAATTATGGCGGATTATAAAAACATAATTGAACTTATAGATAAATATATCTATGAGAATAGATACCAAAAAATCACAGGTACGGTACTTAACACCGTGCTTCGAGAAATGGTATCAAGCCTTGGAGCAGGGTATCAACTTGCGGGAATTTTAAGGGCATCGGATAATCCAAAAGTCACCGACCAAAGGGTCGCATACTTGGCGGTCGAACCCGGAACATATCAGCATGCCGGGGGCTTTGAGGTCACGGAATTGAGCCTTCTAACTTACGGTGCGGAGTGGCACATGTACCCTTTGGGCGTGCCGTTTGACAGTCAGATTGCGGAGGACATCACGGCAGCCATAGAGGGAGAGAAGACAAGGGCAATGGCAGCAGAGGAGACGCTGCAAGACAATATCAACAAAAAGCAGGACACCCTCGACTCCGGGACGAACATCAAGACCGTCAACGGGGAGTCTCTGCTAGGCTCCGGCGACCTTGTCATCCACGAGGGATTGCCGACCATAAAGGCCGGGGAGGGGCAATTTTCGGAGATTTTCAACTTTAGTGACTCTCCATACAACCCCACAAGAGCGAGAGGAACAAAGTCCCACGCGGAAGGCACCGGTACATTCGCGGGTGGGGCATCCAGCCACGCGGAAGGCTCTAACACAACCGCAGGCGGAGAGGCGTGTCACGCGGAGGGAGAGCTATCGCAATGTGGCGGAACGGCATCCCACGCAGAAGGCTACAACAACAAAAGCCTCGATTACGATAGCGATTATTCCCTCGCAAACAGACAGGGAATACATATCGAAGGTGCTCATAATACGGTACATGTGAACAAGGATGGGGCGCATATCGAAGGAGCCTTCCATAAGGGTATCAAAGGAAGGGGACTTGCCTATACTGACGGATGTCATATCGGCGGGAGTTGCTACCTTGACCAACGTTTTGGTGCAGGCACAGACAATTATGCGGTAATCAACCGCATTATTGGGGCAGGCACAGACGAAATCCCTAAAAATGCATTCGCGTTGGTTGCAAGGAATTATAGCGGGCATTCCGGGTCAAATGAACCGACATCGCTGTTCTACTTCCAAGGGATTGGGGGGTATACGGGCAAGGAAGATAATGTTGGGGATGATATCAAGGACTTGGCCACGGTCATCTCCGAGCTGGAGTCCGATAAGCAGGACATTATCCCCGAATTGGAAACGATAAGGACGCAGGCAGCGAATGGTCAAACCGCTTTTGATTGGGGAGACCACTCAAAGGCAGGCTATGTGAAGCCATTCGTTATAACTCTCACGGGGGACGGCTCGACAGAAAACCCATATAGGGTAGACAAGGGAGCAGAAGAGACGCGTATCGCAATTAGCGATAATCGGCCTATATATCTACGTGAAGGAGACAATCATTTTCCGCTAATGTTCGCAGTTTCCGACCAGCAGCCATATTTGGTATTTGCGGTTACGTGGGCGGATGACAACGCATTATGGGCGTATATATTACAGAATCAAGAGGGAGATGCTTTTGATATTTCCTACTACGATTTTAGTTACGTTTTGACTGACCAACTCAAAACTATCAACGGCGAGAGCGTCCTTGGTGGTGGCGACTTGAAAGTTGGCGTGCCAACGATGAGAGCCGGAGAGGGCGAAAAGGCAGAAGTGTTTAATGGACTTGACCCGAGCAACGCAAGCGGTATTTTGTCTCACGCAGAGGGAGAAAACGCCGAGGGATTGGGTTACGCATCTCATGCGGAGGGTACAAATACTACCGCTCAGGGGGATTACTCCCACGCCGAGGGGCGTCATACCTCTGCAAGTGGCGACAAATCTCATGCGGAAGGGAATTTTACCGTTGCGTCAGCAGACTCTTCCCACGCAGAGGGTTTTTTCAATGTTGTAGATAGCTTTGCAATTCATTCCGTGGGAATAGGCACGAATAATGGTGCCCGAAAGGACGCCCACCGCATCACGAATGAGGGAAAGCATTATATCCCCGGCATTGGAGGGTTTGACGGCACGAAAGCAACAGAAGACCTCAATGGAGAGAAAGACCTTGCAACCGTCATAAATGAGTTGCAACCGATAGTCCTCAACTACAACGGCTTGGGCGGAAACAATGAGCCTTTGTTTGTTAACGAAAGCGGAACATCCCTTACAAGGGCGCAGATTTGCGCACTTTTGGCGGGCAAGAACGCAAATCAAATCGTCCTCAAAAACAAGGCGTCCACCGCAATGCAAACAAGTACCGCGAAGTTCTTGCAGTGTGACGGTGCAAATGCGTTTATTATCGGATTTGACGGTGCAAACGCAGCCGGGCAGATATTTGATATTTTGTATAAATGGGATGCGGCAGCGGCCACGGTGTTGCGCTCTGAAATCCTTTATAATCCGTCATAGTTATGGACAATCTTTTGAGTTTGATTTTGTCGGTGGTCGGCACCGTATTTGGCGGCACGGGCCTTTGGGCGTACTTAAAAACCCGTGCTGAAACGCGAAAGACGCCTTATGACCTGTTTGTTCAGATGATTGATGAGCAAACGAAATTTTATGCAGAGAAAAATGCAGAATACGCAAGGGAGCGGCAGGACAGCGCAGAGAAGTCTCATGTCATTGCGCAGGCATCTCGGTGTCAGCATAGGTTCAGAGACGCATCTATCCATTGTGCGGTCGAGGAGGCAAACGATGAACGGCTAAAACGCAAGTGTGAAATCTGCAGGGCAAAAGAGGAGGTCAAAGAATGAGCGTGTATTTCGATGAAAAGGAGTTTGCAAGGTGTCAACCGCCTTGCAGGCTCGAAGATATGGACGGAGCATTTCTTGCCCTCTTGGACGAGGTGAGGGAGAAAGCAAATATCCCCTTGGTGCTGAATTGTGCATACCGCTCTCGGGAGTGGGATTTGGCAAAGGGCAGAACAGGCAACTCCGCCCACACAAGGGGCAAGGCCGTTGACATCCGTTGCAACACTTCCGGAAATCGCTATAAGATTATCAAGGCGGCCTTGGAGTGTGGCATCTGCCGCATCGGGGTCGGGAGCAACTTCATTCACTTGGATAACGATAGCTCTCTCACTCAGAACGTAATCTTTCACTATTATAACAAGTAGTTATGGACGCAATTATTGAACTCCTCAAACAGTTGGTCGTAGCCGTTCCTACGGTTATCGCCTCTACCCTCCTTCTGACGGAGGCCGTCAAGCGGATTGTCAAGACTGAGACTCCGTGGGTAAACCACCTCATTTCTTGGGTTTTTTCCGTGGTTGTTTCTCTCCTTTTCGTGCTGACGGGGCAGTTGTCCTTCGGTTTTGGTGGTTGGGACTACGCCATTGGCGCAGTGTTCGGCCTCATAGCGGGCGGGGCATCCAACGGCCTGTATGATTGGGAGGCAGTGCGAGCCCTCGTGCAGTTGATTATTGACCTGTTCGGCAAGGGCATCCGCAAACTCACGGGTAAAAAATGAGTAAATCAAAATCTTTCATTTGGGGGGCGGCAAGTGTTCTTGCCGCCTTCCTTGTTGGTGCGCTTGCTTCAGGATTGCTCGTCAAAGGCCATTTTAAGGCGATTTTAGACACCTTCGAGCCAAAGAGGGATACCTTGTGGGTTTCGGACACTTCGAGGCGTTTAAGGCCCGTTTCTGTGGGTTTTCCGAAATTGACGGGAGAGATGGTGAAAATCCCTGTTTTGCCCACCCTCCTGTTCTTTCGGGATTCAACGGTCAATACCCTTGTCCGCCACGACACCCTCTCTATGCCAAGAGAGCAGGTGGAATACAAGGATAGCACCTATCATGCGTGGGTGAGTGGGGTTTCTCCTCGGTTGGATTCCATCTACATTTTCCCCAAGCACATGATAATAACAAATTCAGTCTCCGTTCCCGTTGTTAAGAAACAGAGACTGAATTTCGGTGTGCAGGCGGGTGTCGGAGCGGTTCAGCCCTTCGGTGGGCCTTTCAGCCCGAAGTTGGGCTACTATCTTGGGGTCGGGGTTCAGTTGAACTTTTAGGTTCTCCGTACAGATGTCTGTACCAACCCTCCACATCGTCAGCCATTAGACCTCCTTTTTGCGTTGGCGTTTCAGCCAAGCCTTGACTTCGGGATTGTCGAAGTCTCTCCCTTCTTCGGTCTTGCTATCGCGGAAGGTCTTGAAAGAGCGGAGTCCCTCAATGAGATTCTCCGCATTGGCCTTTGATAAGAGCCTTCCCGATGCGTTGAAGGTTTGGTTGTTCCATCGGTCTGTGCAGACCACCATGTACTTTCCACGGGCATCCCGTTCAATGGAGAAAGCGTACCTCCAAGTGTACCACTTCCATTTGAACCAATCAATGATAATCATAATTCTCCTTGTCATAATGAACGAATTTTAGTTAACGCCTCCTTTGGGCTGAAAGAGCTGCGGATAATCCGCTCCACGACATCCATGCGGACATAGACATCACCATTGTGCGTGATACTCTGTGGGCTTGGGCCGCCAACCCCGGGAAGAATTGGTATCGGCTCTTGCGCGTAAAGCCTCTCAAACTCTCTCGGTGTGGGGAAGACTCCCCCAACAAAGACCCGGATTTGCTCTGTTCGTAAGGCTTTTAATTTCTCTTGGATTTCTCTTGCGAGACACGTTTGTTTATTGCCCATTGTTCGTGCAGTTTGTCGTATCGTTTCATTCGCGGGCAGTTGGCCGATGCCACGCACCTCATTGTTATACCACCATTCGGCCCATGGTGCGTGTAGAGGTAGCAAATATCCTCATACTCCGAGAGGTGCTTGCATTTCTCCCTATAAGCCCGTCTCTCTTTGGACTCGGTTTCGTTTGTGTAACCCCACAGTTTGATTTCTCCTTCTTTGCCAAAGAGCCGTAGAGCGTGTTGAAGTTCATGGACGCATCTAAGCCCATAGATGCTATTGCCGTGATAGTTGAGCCAAAAATGCCCCTTTCTATCCGTCCCAATGTGGAAGTCCACGTCAGCGCAGTAGTGAGGCTCTCCGGGGTAGTAATGCAAGAGTTCGCCATCACTCTCCACGTAGCCAAACCCGTTGCTTCTGAGGATTTCTCCCGTGAGCGGGATGCCTACGCATTCATCGTTAATTTCGATAATGTCACATGTTTTGTCTCCATCGATTTCGACAAGGGCCTCATTCTCTATGCCCCTTCCGACATACCCAATGCCGATTACTTTTATGGGCAATGGTGTTTTGTCCGTTTCGACACTATCTTTGAAGGTGATATAGTCACCCAGCATCAGTTCGTTTGCTTTCATATTATCCGTTTACTATGTGTCTATAAAAATCGCGTGCGGCTTCATCGATTGTTTCCCCACTCCCATATATGCTACCATATCGAAAGCACCACATCTCCGCATTGTTACGGTACGGCTTTATGCCGAGGCTCTGTATGCAGCACCACATTTCAATGGTGTCGAACAAAGGCCCGTATTCGCCAGCCAGAACACAAATAAGGTCGTTTGTTTCCATGTTATTCTCCCTCTACAAATAGTTTTTGGTATATCATATCCAAGTCGGGCCACTGCATTCTTTCGAGTGTTTGCCCTACCATGGTGAACGAGCCACATGTCTTGTCGAAATACTCACACATTCTCCTTAGTGCTTGGCGTTTTGTTTTCCCCTCAAAAGAACGGCCCGCAAAAGTTCCGACAAGCCACTCGGTACACGCAAGCCAAACCCCTCCCTCTTTCCTTAGTTCGCTGTTATTCCAACGGAGCATTATTTCTTCGAGAAACTTATAATCCATATTATCTGAACTTAAAAATATACAGCGTATCAGATTTGATTTCTCCCTCTTGTTCCCTCTGTGTAACCTTGCGCTCGATGGTGGGGAGTTCCCTTGTTTTCACTCTTGCCTTTCCCGTCCCCACCCAACAAAGGGCACTCATGAAGATGCAAATCGCAGTAACGAAAAAAAGCCAAACGGCATCGCTCTTGGACAACCCGTCACCTTCTTTTTTCACAGCGTGACAATATGCGCCACAGAAGAAAACGCAGATGAACGTGAATATAGAGACAATAACGCTTACGATAATTAGTTGTAACATACTATTTTGAATTATAATTTAGGTGGTTGGAGTTCGGATATAGATATCCGACTTTAACATGGGTAAACCCCTCGTCTTTGAAATATATTACGGTGATTGTCATTTCCCAATGTTGTTAATTTCGTTCATCATATCCCGCAGACGTTTAATTTCCTCCTCCACTTTGAGGTTTTTAAGTTCACTTATTTTCATTTTGAATTACAGTTTACGTGTTCTTTTGTTTGCTCTCCGTAGTTTTTGTAGGGGATGGTTTCCTTGGCTATAATTCCTCGTCAACGTATCGTTTCATTTCTGCACGGAATTGCTCTCGCCTTTTGTTTTAAGGATTTCAAGCAGGGTTCTCAGCCCCCTCTTGCCTTGTACGATACCGTGTCCGACAATCGCTCCTGTATATGGAAAAAAGCGGATTGTGTGGCAGTGGAACATGAGAGACAAGGTGTATTTATCCTCCTCCTCCACATGGTAGCCAAGGGCCTCTATCTGTCCTTTGGCGTAGGCTCTGCGAGCGGAGATATATTTTTCCCTCTTTTCTTTGTAGGTTTTTGATTTACTCATAGTTGTATTTCTTGAAAAAATTCTCAAGTGTCCCTGCCGAAAGCACTTCGTCAAGCAGGTGGCGATTGTCGAAGATGGTGTTGATAGCGTCCCTCACTTCCCTCAGAGAGGAGCAGTCACGGCTCATGGCGAGTTCCCTCTTGCATCGTGGGGTTTCTCCCTTAATCCATTCGGCAGCGGAGGCACACATAATGTTCTGCCTCAGAGCACTCGCTCTTTCGCAGAGCGGCCCTCTTACGGCCTCTACTTTTTTAAGCAGTTCTTTAAGTTCTTTTTCCATTGTTCTGTTTCTTTTGTTTTTCCTAAGGCAAAGGTAAGTATAACTTTCGAGAAAAGCAAGAAAAATTTTACTTTTTTGCATTTTCAGGACTTTCGATAAGCGCGATAGGCTTCCTTGCCTCGTGTACCTTCTGCAAATTCTCAAGGCTTTCATTGGGTACGAGCGTCACCACGGGGTAACGGGATTTCTCGTTTGGTTTCTGCGACACGTGCATCTTGACAGAGAGGTCGAAGATAACCCCTGCGGCCTTGCCGTTGGTTTCAAGCATAGCATCAAAGGCATCCCGCACCTGCGGAATGGTGGAGGCTGAACCTTTGGTTTGGAACTGCCAACAACCCATAATGCCTCTAACAAGGGGGAGAATGAACACCAAGGTCAGTGTGATTTTCCACTCTTGCTTATAGTGTTTCTCCAACATAGCCATGATGTCGGGTTGCTCGGTGGTGGTGACGATGATATACTTCTTTGCCTTCTCCGACCACGTTTTGAAGGTCTCTCCGTCCCCCGTGGCTACGAGTTTGCCCTGTCCGTCCCTCAGAACGTATTCCTCCCTGCAAACGAGTTCCGCATCGTCAGAGGGGAAAACAATCTGAATGGTGGAAGGTTTCTCCCCGTAAGCCTGCGTGAACAGGGGGGCATAGTTTGATGATGCTACGAAGTAGTCCAACGAGCGAGGGATGCCACGTTCATTCTTTTCGCCACACTTAATTTTCCCAATAATAGGGAATGGGAGGCGGGGTTTTGTTTCTTGCTTAATTCTACCGTTCATACTATTTCTTGCTTTTTATGATACCATTTGTAACCATATGCGGTTTTTGCCTTTCCGTTGCAACAAGCGGATATGCCTGCTTGACACACCCCAAGGGCAAGTCCCGCTTGTCTTGAAGAACTATATTCCGCTATAAAAACTCCATCTAACGAGTATTGGAAAACAGGTTTTCTTCTCGGGTTGTGAAGTGCTTGTCTTATCTTGCATGTCCCATAATTCATATTATAGAACCCGTCACACCACTCTAAGTTTTCGGCTGAATTATTGGAAGGATTCTCGTCCTTGTGGTTTATGAATGGCAGCGATTCGGTGTTTGGAATGAAGGCTGTTGCAACGAGCCTATGGATGAATGTCCGATTGTGTGCTCCATTTTTGCTCAGAGTAACCCTCATATATCCATTCCTCACAGATGGCCTCAATTCTGTCCCACGCCTCCTTCTAATTAAAGAGCCGCACACTTCTGTTCTTGGTAGGCTTCTCACCCTCCCGAGGTTGCTTACTTCATAAAGTCCCTCATAACCCTTTACGGGTTTCCAAATTTCTTTTTCCATATTTGCGACAATTTTTAGAGCGACATTTGTAAAGAGGGGAAACGGGAATGTCGCAACCCGCTTTCGGATAGGGTAATTACTCCCACCTATCCCCTCTACAAATATAAGAAAAAAATTGGATTCTTCCTGCCATAGTAGTTTGTTATAAAAAGAGGGAGGTCGGCTTTCACGCCATTTCTCGGTTGTCATCCGAGCGTGTTGTTTAGGGTGGCCAAACCCCTGTTACACTATCCCTCGGTGAAACTTATTCTTCTTCGGGGAAAAGCGGGCTTTCGTCCTGTTCCACTTCCTCGTTTTCGGCCTTGCTGCGTTCTTTTACTAACTCCTCCAAGGTAAGAGTAGTGTAGTTCTCCGAAAGTCCCTCAGAGAGGTCAATAAGGCCCTTTACGAGGGTGACGGATTTGGTCTCGGTCTTGCGGAGTTTGTATTGCTCCAACAGGCAGGCTGTGATACGGGGGTCTATCGCCTCGTCTTGGCACTCGAAGTTGTAGGCGGGTGCTTTTCTCCAGTCCTTCGGAGACCAATTGAACACGCTCTGAATGGGCAGGTCGGGATAGTGCTCGGCCCACATGTCGCGGTAGAGGTAGAGTTGGTGGATATGGCTCTCGTAGAACCCCTTTCGGCCACTCTTGAAGTCCACCATGGCAATAATGCGCTTGGTGTACTTCTCCTCGTCCTTGTCCGTCCACTTCTCACCCTTCTTTTCGCGTGCCTTGGCCTCCTCGTCCTTGGTATAGACCCTCATGTTGCAAACGAGGTCTATCATGCCTGCGTAGCCCTTCTTGGAGTACAAGGATTGCTCAATGCACAGAGGAAGAATATCGTAGTCAATCACAAACTGCGCGAAAGCAATAATATCCTTCTTCAAGTCCTCTGCGTAGTTCACGAAGGACAGGGGGAGTTGCTCTCTCTCGATGTACTTGGATAGTTCCGCTTTGAGGTTGTCAAGGTCGTAGGAACGGGCTACGAGGAGTTTCTCAATCTGTCCGTGCATGAATGTACCATAGTTGGCCCTCTCCTGCGTGTAAGCCTCGGCCTTTTCAAGGCCCATTTCGGCCCGCCACTTTTCGAGGAAAGGATTACGAGGTGAGACCTCGTGCAAAATGGTGGTGACGGATGGGTAGAAGGTGGGCACACCTTCATCGTCAAGGGTGTAGTAGTAGCGAGTACCACGGGTGTTCAGTTGGTACAGGCGGAAATTGGGCACGCGGAGTGCGTTAGGGTCGAAGAAAACCGCCTGCATCTGTTCGGCAGTCACATCGGGCGCAAGGTTGAATGCGCCAAGGTTGCTTTTTTCGTCCATTGTAGAAAAGTTAAAGGTTACTTACTATGCTCATGATTTCGCGGGCCTTGTCCGCTATTTCGTCTTTCTTGGGAGTGATGTTCGGCACATCCGTCAGGCCAAACAGGAAGTCGGCACTTACACCGAGGATTCGGCAGATGGTGGGCACATTCTCAATATCCACCTTCTTGGTGCGACCTGTTTTGAGGTTCAGAAAATTCACATACGCGGAGTGCTTTTTGCTTCCGGGCCACAATACCTCTGCAAGGCTTGTGAGTTCTTTTTTGCCAACGAGACCCTTCTCTTTGGCATGGGCAATCGCCTCGTTCAGTTTGAATATCATACTCTTTTTCTCATTTTCCTTATCGGATTGTGAGGGCAAAGGTACGCAAAAATTTGAATAACGCAAGAAAAATTTGAGAAATACGCACGAGAAGTCAAGGAAAAGGAGGGGGTTGTTATTTATGAGTCCGTTCTGCACCGATACAACTTTTGGGGATTTTCCTTGCTTTTGTGGAAAAAATTTCATTACTTTGCATCGAAATCAGAATGAAAGCCGCCCATCAGCCTCGAACCCTGTGAGCGCACAAGCAATATACTACCCTTTTGTAGTTGCCCCTTGTAAGGTAAGGTTCGAGTACCAAGCAAGGGGCAAATTTTATTATCATGCACAAAGTATATTCATCTTTGGCAGTTGAGGTGGGATTGGAAGGAGCGTTGCTTATGAACGTCTTTTTTATGGACGCCATGGCGAGTGACGATGGCCGATTCACCGAGCCTGTAAAGGACATTTTGGAAGAGTTTCCGTACCTCTCGTATAGGAAGGTTCACAGGGGCATTCAGAGCGTAATTGCTCATGGCTATCTTCGGCTCATTTGCCGAAACCATGAAGGAAAGTTTGTATATGAATTAACACAGAAGGGCTACCGCTTTTTCTTTGAGAATGTAGTCCCCGCAGGGAGATAATAATATGGGATACAAGAGATTTCAGAGAGACAACCACATTACCATTCAAGGCTTTATGATTGTTGACCTTGGCCTCAGTGGTAACGAACTTATCATGTATGCACTTATCTACGGCTTTTGTCAGAATGGAGAGGCGCACTTCCACGGTTCGCTCAACTATATCACAACGGCTCTGAATGTGACAAGGCCTAATGCCAAGAAAATACTTGACCGCCTTGTGGAGAAGGGTCTCTTGAAAAAGAGAGAGGTCATCCATAACGGGGTGAAGTTTTGTGACTACAAGACCACCTTCGATGAGTGTTGTCAAAACGATAATAGGGGTGGTATCGTTTCAGCAGACGGGCGGTATTCTTTCGATAACGGAGGTAGTATTGAAACGATACCCAATAATAATAAAGATAATAATAAAGATAAAACTGATGAACAGGTTTTGTCCGAGAAACGGGCAAAATTTCATGAAATGTGCGAACCTTACGTGGATAAGTATGGCCGTACTATGGTAAATGCCTTTATTGACTATTGGACAGAGGCCAATGGCCGCAAGTTGCGGTGGGAGGTAAAGAGAGCGGAGAGTGGTGCGTTTGAAATATCCCGTAGGCTCGCCACATGGGCGGGAAAGGAATATAACAAGCCCTCCGTTCAAAAGCCCGTGTTCCAACCAAAACCACAGACACCCAAACGCACCCCGTGGGAGCAGATGGGCCTTACCGAAGAACAATATAGAACCATATACAAATGAGACAGGTAGAACACATACTCTCAGACTTCCCTATGCCAGATTCGTCAATAATGGAGAGAAAACTTCTCAACTCCCTCCTCGTTGATATGAACTACTTCTCCGAACTCTTGCGGATTGTTAAGCCTGAGTGTTTCTCGGACGAGAAGAACAAGGCCATTTGGCGAACTATCGTTGACATGTATAACAAGGGCGAAAACGTGGACTTAACGACAGTTTCCCCCAAGGTGGACAGGAAACACTTTTTCGATAAAATTTTGAGCACAGAAACGGTATCCGGACAGGGTATTCTGCAACTTGGTGCGGCCCTTTGGGATACCTATGTCAAGAGGGTCATTTACAAGGCCGATATTGAGGCTCTGCAAGCGATTACCAATGGAGACCCTGCGCCCTCTATCTTGGCTCGCCATACCAATCTTGCAAAGGAGATTAGGGACAAGGTTGATAGCGGAATAGCAAAGACCACGCAAGAGATTGTAAACCGCCTTGCGGACAACATACAGAGCGGGAAGAAGGCCCGTGTCGCAACGCCATTTGCGGGACTCGATTACTACCTGTATGGTGGGTTTGGCAGTGGCAACTTGGCTATACTCGCGGCCCGTCCCTCCGTGGGTAAAACCACTATCGCCTTGCAGATGGCCATGACTGCCTCTCGGAACGGTGTGCCCACCTCCTACTACTCCCTCGAAATGACGGACGAGGAGTTAGTGCAACGGCTCATAGTCGGCACGGGCCTTGTCTCCACCTTCGAGATTGTGAACTGTGATGTGAATTGGGAGAACTACGAGAGGGCTGCTCAGATGGTTACTAACAAGTACATGTCAATCAATGACAGAGCGAGGTCTCTTGACGAGATATGCACGAGCATATCACTTGACGCACAAGCGGGGAAGTGCAAGATAGCCTTCGTGGATTACCTTGGGCTTATTTCCTACGATGATAGGAGAAAAACCTTGGCGCAGGTTATCGGAGATATTACCAAGCGGTTCAAGAATTTGGCGCAAGAGTGCAACATCCCTATTGTCCTTCTCTGTCAGTTGAACCGGGAGAGCGCAAAGGAGTGCCGTAGCCCGCAACTCACAGACTTGCGTGATAGCGGCTCTATCGAACAGGATGCGGATATTGTTATTATGCTCGAAAGGCCCAAGGACGAGTTCGGCACTATCAAGAGAGACCACATAGACCTTTGGCTCAGAAAGAACAGGGGAGGCAACTGCACGGACGAGGAGGCCCTTCACCTTGTGGGCAACGATAGTTATGCGGATTTCCACGAGGAGGCGCACGCTGTAACGATTCAGCCCGAACCCGTGGCCGAACCTACGGCAGAGCCTCAGCCTGTCAATACCGATTTGTTTGACAACCAAGAAGATTTTTGATATGACACACGAACAGATTCTCAACGAGTTCAAGTACCGCTCCGAGGTGCTTTGGAAAGCAAGCGAAAACCCGAAAACCACTAACCCTATTGTCCTCGCTGAACTGAGAGCAAAGGCCCGTGCCTATGACGAGGTTATCGGCTTCTTGGAGGGAAATGCTGAATGAGTTAATGGCAAAGGAGAAAAAATACCCGTGCAAGAACGCTTACTCGAAAATCTACGAGCAGCTCCTTGGGGGAGAGTGGTGGGCGGAGTGGCCCTTTCATCCCACGAGGAAGTGGAGGTTTGACTATGCCTGTCCCGAACTGAAAATCGCAATCGAAGTGGACGGAGGCATCTTCACGGGTGGCAGACATAGCGGTGGCGTGGGGCAGTTGAAGGATATGGAGAAGGGGAACGCCGCATGCTCACTCGGATGGTACGTTTTTCATACTACTCCCGAAGATATGCACGATTTGGCCCTGCGTAAGTTGATATTACAGGCTATCGAACTGCGAAAGTGCTAAAAGTTAAATTTTTTCTTGCTTTTCTCGTGGATTTGACTTATATTTGCACTCAGAAATCAAGACAACAGGAAAATGGACAAAAAAGCAACCAACGCTCTGTTAAAAGAACTGCGGGAAACCCTCTCGGGGGAATTGGACGTTTACGACTTCGAGTTTGGCATGGGAGAACTCTCTGCCGACTTTGGCTCTATGGATAGGGAGTTGGAACTCTCCGACAACATCACTGCCGTGGTGTGCTTCAAGGCCGAGGGGTATAGGCGCGTTGATGGGGGAGACTACTACCAACCGCCCGAGGAGCACGGAGAAATCACTATCAGCATCACCCACGCTGACTTCTACGACATTGACGGGGAGAAGATTGCAGAGCACGATGCTCCTTGGCCCTCTTGCTACGACAAACAGAACACAATCAAACTCACATTCTAATGGCTACTTTCACTAAGGAGTGGGACAAGATTCGGGAGAACCACCTCACTATCGCAACGCTCGAAAAGAGCGGGAAAAAGATTGACCGCCTCGCGGCCTTTATGCTCGGAGGCAATCCCGTCACAGGGAGAATGATGATTGAGAAATTCAACATCTACTCCTATCGGGACGCTATCTACGACCTCAGCAAGAAGGGCTACAACATTCAGCGCAAGGCTATCACTGCCTCCAACGGCATCGAGCACGTGGTTTGGTGGCTCGTGGACTTCTCTGAGGGGTTCGTCTCCATGCGCAACCCGGCCGTCTTTCGCACAAAGTAAAGATTTTCCTTGCGATTGTTAATAATTTTGCGTATATTTACATAACAAAACACAAACTCTATGGTAAAGAAACTCACCAATGATGATTGGAAACTCATTTCCGACATCGTTACCGCCTCGCGAAACTTGGAGGAGGCTCTGAACAGTAAGGGCTTTGAGGTGATTAACACCTTCTCTACGGGTGTATTCCCCGCCTGCCTCACCTTCATTGTCAAGCGCAAGTTTACCGAGGTGCTCTCTGTCTGCATCCTTGACATTGTGAACGAGCAGAAAAGGGTTGAGGCCGAAATCTTCCGCAGGGGAGACGAAATCCTCAACACGGACTACGATGCCCTTGAAATCAAGATGCTCAAAGAGCGTCTCGCTCAGTTGGAGCCCGTCTGTGGTGCTTGTTAAGCCATGAAAACGGCCTATTTCATAAACGCATTCTTCGAGGTGGATAAGGTTGATGCTGACTCCGACAGCGCACGAGAACTGCGCAGGGCGGGCAACCTTTTCCCCACCTTGGAGGAAGTGAAAAAGGTGCAGAGGGCAATCCGTGATTCACTACACAACGAGCAGTAAGAACACCAACACGAATACTAATGGATAGACGAGTTTTGAAAATCGGCAACTTCGTGCAGGATGCGAAGAACCAAGGCTACGCAATCCGAGTAGGCATTTCTGAAATGCACTATACGGAGTTGTTCGAGCCTATCAAACTGACAGACGAGTTTTTCCTCTCCAACGAGTTCAAGATGCAGGAGTTCAACGGGGAGAAGAACTACTATCGGCAGGACGAGGCCAAGAGTGTCGTGGCCCATCAGAACAAGAGCGGTTCTTGGGACATTGACATCCGCAACGGACAGGACTTCCGCTATATCGGCAGACTGACCGCCATTCACGAGGTGCAGAACGCCCTTTCCGAGTGCTTTATCTATTGGAAGATTAGGGCATGAGAGTGAGGAATAAAACCCTCATGGGGAGGATAGGCGAGAATGGGGAATTGAACCTCCATTGGGACGCCCTGAAAGAGTTCCTGTCCTCCCACAAGGGGAAAGTGGCGATAGTGAGGGTGGAACTCATGGCCGTAGAGCCAACGGAGAAAACCCGCAACTACTTTTTCGGCTACATCGTTCCCGAACTGAGAAACGCCTTCATGGAGCAAGGGGAGCACCTCACCAAGGAGGAGACCTACGACAAAATCCGCATGCTTTGTCCGTTGTTTGCGGAGGAGAAACGAGAGAACGGACAGTGGAGAAAAACCTACAAGGAGTTCGAGCAGTTAGACCAAGCCGAGGCCAATGAAGTAATAGATTGGCTGTTCCAATGGGCCGCAGAGAACCTCTATAAAATCTTAGATAATCCGCTATGAGCAAGACACTGAGAGACGATTTTACCGACATCTGCAACCGCTATATTGAGCGATTCTGCGAGAAACACGACCTTTGCTTTGAGGGTTGGGTTGCAGCCCGAGTGGGAGAAACCGCAGAGATTGGGGACATGTTCCTCTCCTTTGACGATATTCGCTATGACATAGATTCTGAGCAGAAGGTTGGGACGATTGAAAAGTGGTGGGATTATTCCTCCGACCTTGCTATGTTGGAGTGCCCCAAGACTATCAACTATCGCTCGTGGTGCAAGGGTGCTCCCCTCCCGTACACACAGGATAGGCTTAACGAGATACACCAAGCCCACAATGACGTGGTAAGGGCCAAGCAGGTATTGGAGGACTTACTGAATGGTGGAGATTACTAACAGAGAGGATTACGATGCCTTGTTGAAGAAGGGGATAGATTGCCTGTACGACAAGCGATACCACCTCGAAATCGGGCTGAGGAGAGAAATACAACGGGAGAAATTCGGCAAAAATGACAATGCGGGAAACGCCTTGTTCTACGCCTACTGCCTAAGGCACTTCCCCCTTGTCTGTGAGAACTGCGGAAAGCCGATTCCCCACCCGAGGGCAACCAATGTGAGCCATATCCTTTCGAGGGGCTCACACCCCGAAATGGCCCATGATTGCAGAAACATTAACATCCTGTGTTGGGAATGCCACAACGCTTGGGAACACAAGACCACGAGATACAAATTAAACCTGTGGTTTGAGGAGAAAAACGATAGAACAATTCAATTATTAAAACAAGAGTATAACAATGAATGAATTAACGCTTAATGAGTATCAGCAGAAAGCCATGACAACTTGCATGCCTACCTGCGACAACCTAAACTTCGCACAACACTTGTAAATGTGGTTTATATTACTTAACTTTGCAAAAATGTTATTGATATGGAACAAGAAGTATGGAAAGACATACATGGCTACGAGGGCCTGTATCAAATTAGCAACATGGGGCGAGTTAAGTCTCTAAGTCGCGTAATATTAAGAAGTAATGGTTTTCCTCAGTCCTTTGGCGAGCGGATTTTATCGCCGAGGAACTCGAATGGGTATCGGTCGGTATCGCTATGTTGTGGCACAAAGAAAACTTTTTATGTTCACAGGTTGGTTGCGGATGCTTTTATCCCAAATCCCAACGGGTATAAAGAGGTAAACCACAAGAACGAGGATAAGGCAGACAATAGGGCGGAAAATATAGAGTGGTGTTCACGTGGGTACAACCTGTTATATGGGTGTCGCGGTGATAAGGCGGGACACTCTCTCGGCCACAAAACAATACTCATTGACGGGAGTGGGGAAGAGTTGGTTTTCGATAGGGAAACTTTTGCAGCAAAGTTTTTGGGTGTTACCATACAAGCAATATCGCAGGCATATAGAAAGAACCAAAAATCAAAAGGTTATAAAGTAATAATTGAACGAAATGGAACTAAATGATTATCAAGAAAAGGCAATGAAGACGTGTATGCCAACGTGCAATAACGCTTCCTACATGTTGTTAAATTTGGTTGGAGAGGTGGGAGAGTTCGCCTCCAAGGTGGCAAAACATATACGCAAGGAGGAGGCGGGCATCGGCTCGGGAGAAACCCCCAATCAGTTCTACTTCACCGCCAAGGCCAACATCCTCACTGACCGAGTGGCCCTGCGCAAAGAGGCGGGAGACATCCTGTGGCAGTTAGCGGGCCTGTGCAAGGTGATGGGTTGGGACTTGGAGGCCGTGGGGCAGGAGAACCTCGCAAAACTCGCAGAGAGGGCAAAGAACGGCACGATAGCAGGAAACGGAGACGGAGTAACAAAGGAGGAGAGAAATGCTTAGCGACCATACACGCATGCGCCTTATCAACTTCCTCCTGCGCAAGAGCGACTACCTCCTCGTGATTGACACCCCGTGTGTGGATGAGCACCACGAGGGGCTTGTCGCGGAGACCGTATCTTCAATCCCCGAAGGGGCAAAGTATCTTTCTGCGGTGCTTGTCTCCTGCATGGAACATCGGCCCAAGGTGACGGATGTTATCCTTAGCGCGGCCCTCAAACACCTCAAACGCTACGAGGTGGATTGCAAAAATTTCGTTCAAAAATTGTATGAGAAATGACTGAAAGCAAACCGACCATTCAAATCTTCCGCTACGGGAACGCCATAGCGGATACGCCCAATGAGGAAACCCTTAGGGAGTGGCTCGTTGATAATGTCCCATATAATGCGGACGGAGAGCCGATACCTCGCAATACCCCACTTACCGAGTGCTTGGAGATTGCCCGCAAGCGTGGGTACACCTTCTATGAGGCCAGTGTCACAAGCGTGTCATCTGAGGACGCTTCAAGGCTCGGGAGAATACTCTCCGAGGTGGATATTGTGGAAGTGGCCGCAAACCTCGGATTCAAGCCCACAAAGAAGGGGAGAAACTACATCTGCAAGTGCCCCCACTGCAAGAGCGACACTATGGTAGCACTTATCCCGAGCAAGGGGGCATATAAGTGCTTTGTCTGCGGAGAAACGGGCAACGCTATCAACTTCGTCAAGGCCGTGCGGAGAATGAGCACAGATGATGTGGTCAACTACCTCGAAAGCAAGTATATTAACAGATAAAACGTAAACAACTATAACAAAGCAAAGAAACATGGCAAAAAAATTGAACGGGCGATTGATGCTCACAAAGATTCCTAAAAACCTCATTCAGTCCGCAGCGGACAAGGACGGAAACGTTCAAAAGTTCGTGTATGTGGATATTGTGCCTAACAAAAACGGGGCAGACCAATACGGGAATACCCATTCCATCCAACTCTACGACAAGGAGAACAAGCAGGTAATCTACCTCGGAAACCTTAAACCCTATGAGTTTGGTGGGCAGGGCTCGTCTCAGAAAGATGACGGGGATTTACCTTTTTAGCAACTCGTTAAAACTCAATGGATTACGAGAAGCAAATAACGAAAATTCTCGGTGAACATTCGGCTCACGATGGGGAGGTCGCGACTCGCGTCCTCTCCTACGTGGCAAAAAATCCCCGTTGGGAGAACGAGGAGGGAGAATACAAGAGTCCGACAATGCGGGCGATAGACGATGCGTTGGTGGAGATATACAACACCCCGCTATCGGCCTACCTTAAAAGGAGCAGGAGAGCGGAAATCGTAATGGTTCGGGCCTTCCTGTGCAAGTTCCTCCGGGAGGAGACCAAACTGTCCCTCATGCAAATAGGCGAACTCTTGAAAATCCACCACGCCACGGTTATATATAACAACCGCAAAATGGAGGAGGAAATGAAAATCTATCCCGCCACTGAGAAAGAATATCAAACCCTTAAAAATTGCATAATATCAAAGTTATGAAAGCCTACAACTACATCATCTACGCCCTTTGGGTAATCCTCGCAATCGTGGCAAAAATCCTCGGTGCGAGTTGGTGGGTGGCCCTGTCCCCTGTGTGGTTTCCCGTTGGAGTGATATTTGTCATCCTCCTCGGGCTGAACATCTCTGTGGACATCGGAAAAGCCCTCAAACGAAAGAAAGCCAAGGCCAACCCCGATTCTTGCGAGAACTGCCTGTTCGGAAAAACCGCCTCTTACAATATGGAGGGGAAGTGTATGGGGGAAAGCCTTGACGAAGGCATCAAACGGCCTCACCTCTGCAAGTTCTATCAGCGACACAGAGGATAAATCCGATTCTTGCCCATTTTTGGGCGATTTGGCGCGCTTTTGAGGTGCGGGTGGTATAAGTTATCATCCGCACTTTTTTGTGCGCAAATAGAGCCGTTTCTGAGGCTTTTGCAGAATAAGCATGAAAAAACACCCCTAATCTGCATTAACGAATACAACAAAAAGCCGTGAGGCGTTATCGCAACGGCCCACGGCAGAAACAAAAAACAACATAAAAAGAGGTTAAACCCCTCTTGTTTCGTTATTTGACAGGGGCGGGACGCTCCCCGGTAAGAATGAACTTCACGGCCTTCTCGGCCTTGGAGGCGGCAGAAACAATGAGTTTCTTGTCCTCTTTGAACTTCTTGCTCCAAGACTGAATGTAAGCAACTGAGTTGTTGAACGCCTTGGCACTATCCATGCCGCACTTCTGCACGAGGAAAGCCGCACCGAGTTCAGCAACAAGTTCCTCCTTGCTGTAACTGTTAGAGCCAAAGTGGCCCGTCATGTCACGATTGAGACGGGAGGAGTGGCCTGTGGAGTGGGTGGTCTCGTGGAACAGAGTGGAATAGTATTCTTCTACGATGTCGTACTGTTCCATGGCAGGAACGGTGACGCTGTCCGCAGAGGGAGAATAGAAAGCCTCATTGGAGAGTTCTACATGCAGTTTGCATGCCTCGCGGCCATAGTAGCCCTCAATAACCTTTTCGGCCTCCTCCACGGGAGTAAGGGGAGAAACAGGCTTTTCGTCCTTGTCGCCCTTTGGAGAAATCCCCTCGCAGTCCTCCTCGTGGAACACAGTGTAGTAACGGAGCACGGGAATGCGTCTCTCCTCCTGCTTGATTTCACCGTCAACCATCTTGGTCTCCGTGGTCTTGGCCATTTTGTAGAACACCACGATATTGCTCTTGCAACCCTTCTTCACACGGCCACCGAGGTCGGTAATCTGTTTCCAAGTGAGGTAGTAACCTTCACGGCCCAACAGGAGTTGATTCAGCAGGGAATAAGGCTTACCCGAAACATAGGACTTCGCACCTTCCAAGCCGCCACGCCAAGGTTGCTGCCAAGGAATTTGGCCGTTATTGAGTTGTTCGATGATTTTGTTGGAAATACTCTCGTAAATATCAAACTGTGCCATAATAAAAAGCGTTAGATGTTAAACTTGTTGTTTTGGTTTCCGGGTGCAAAGTAAAGCAAAAATTCTGACAATTCCAAATTTATTTTGACTTTTTGTACTTTTTCTAAAAATTATCGGTGAAGAAGTCTAAAAATTATGGCTCAAAAATTCATAGTATGACATAACTCCACTTGCGTGGTTTTCCGTTAATTTCTCTTTTCGCATCGGCGATGCTTGCATATCCTATTCCGGGGTGCAGTGTTGGTATGGTTGCAAATTGCTGTCCATATTCGTCAAGGACAACCCTGATAATGTGCTTTTTGTATGTTTGTTCGTTCAATGTTTCGTATTTCATACTCTAAAAATTATGGTTGAAAATTCACAATGCGCCGAAACCTATAACAATCCTACCACCGTCAAGCCACTTGATTGACTGAATCTTTGCTGACGAGTCGGGGAAGTGGTTGGCGAGATAGTCTGCTCTTAATTCCTTGCAGTAGTCAAATACAGATTCTTCCATGCCGATGAGAATGTGAGTGCCACCAAATGCCCAAGCGTCTGGAATTTCCTCGCTCTTGCGAGTATCTACGTTATATGCTTTCATAATCTAAAAATCATTGTCAATCTTGGAGTCTGATAGCATTCTTTGCTCAAAAATTCACGCTATCCCACAGGGCGAACATCGGGACGCTGAAGATAGCAAGCCCAAGGTAGCCCCAATGGATTGAGAGGGCCAACAGGCCAATGGTGGCAATGGTGCGGAAGGGGTGGGCACAGATTGCCCGGAGAATCTTTTTCATAACTTACTTATTTCTCATTTCGGTCGCAAAGGTAAGCCGAAAAATCGAGATTTCCAAACAATTTTCAAAAAATCCTTGCTTAAATTCGTTTTATCCTACGGATAAGGAAAAATAATTCAAATTTTTCTTGCAAGTGTGAAAAATTATACTTACCTTTGCCAACAGAAACAAAAAACAAAAACACAAAAACAATGAACAACACACTTAACAACCGGGTAAGTATTTACGTACCAAGTACCATTGACGGCAACAAGCCAGCAAAGAGGGTGCAAAAAAAGGTGACCAAACACGTAGCACGCGTGTTTAGTCGCATTTTTGGCGGGGCAACCGCATATAAAGCAAGCGGGTATTGGAACAGTTCCGATAAGGGCCTAATCGTAGAGGAACAAAATATCATTTTTTCCGCCAGCACAGAGGCTGACAGGGAGAAAAATGAACATCGCGTCTTTGCGCTTGCAAAGTTCATTTGCAGGTATATGAAACAAGAGGCCGTAACGGTCGAAATAAACAATACTTTGTATTTTGTAGAGGCTTAACAGAGAGATACCATGAAACACAACAACAAACAAACAGCAGAATTTTTCGTGTTTGGTAAGGCTGCAAAGGGCAATAACTTCGAGACAGACGGAACAATCGCAACAAGTTACACCACCACAATAGCAGACAAACAAAAGGGCGTTATTTTAATTGCTCTTTGTTACAGGGCCTGCAATCGGTGTGGCCGTTTTTTCGGACAGACCGCAACCACGGAAAGACAGAAAAGTCATATAAAAAGGGCCGCAAATACTATTGGCGTGGATTGGTACGAAGTGCCAAACGCTTTTGCAACCACAAGAAAGGAACACGAAGTCAATTGGGAATACTTGCAAGGCACTTATCGAGAATATGAAAGTAAAGCACAAAACGCAAGGAAAGACCGCACATATTTTAATTATTTCATGTTGGCGAAAAGTGCAAAAGTTGCAGCAGACAATTATTGGAAATTATTTTGTGAAGAATAGGAGATAAAACGCCATGAAAAACAAAGCAACAGTTTATAAATGTACGGGCCGCAATGACTCAGCAGAAGTGGAAGAAGATTGGCTTGACCACGCCCACGATGTATTAGACGAGAATTTCCCTAAGGAAGATGACCTTGTTAAAGATGAGTTCTGTTGCGAACATTGGCAGAACGGGCATTCTGACGAGGACAATATAGCCGACTTCAAAGAGTATCTTAAAGCGACAAAGGATTAAGCCACAGAGGGACAAACGAAATTCAATGACAGAGCGGCCCACAATGGTTCAGCGATAAAAATCCACAGGAGAAATCTGAAAATTCACCCATGAGTTCTAAAAATTCACGGGTGAAAATTCATGTAGGGGGAAATCAAAAATCCACGGCCAAAAATTCACGCGGGCCGTGGCTGTGTTCCCGGGGGGCTTGTATCCCCGGGCATCCGGGGGGGCACATGGTGCAAAGGTAAGAACAGGAAGTGGCGTATACAACAGGAAAATGCTTGTAAATAAAACTTTTAAATAATATCGCGACATGTAAAGAGTTGCAAAAAATCAAGTTAAATTTTAGCCCTATATATAGGTGTCCAAAAAAATGCAAAAAAGTTCAAAAAAAATTTGCACGCCTCAAATATTCGTTGTACCTTTGCCCTTGCAAGGTCAGAGAAGACCTTGAGATAAAACAACAAATAATTAAAATAATTAAAAAACACCATGAAAGTAATTAATTCAACTACAAAGGCTGGAAGTCGATTTGTACAGATGTACAAAGTATCTAATTATCACTCTGTTAGTGAGGCCTACAAGGTGCCCAGCGAGGCCAAAGTTAGGGCGGATAGGTGGTGTGTCGACATGATGACCCGAGAGGGTGGGCGAGGCTATCGGGTTATCTCTTTCAATACTTTTAACTTCTCCGTCGCGTGGCGGACCGCCGCCGGGCTGCGGGTAGAGACCCCGACAAATTCATTCCTTGTAACTCTTTAACACTGAACAGTATGGCAAAAAAACACGCCCCAACAATTTACAGGTGTGCCACCCGCCTAGATGCTACGGATTGCGCAAATTTGTACTACATCGCCGCCCCGGTGTTGTCAGTCATAATGTGGACAGTTAGAGCGATGCCGATAGTCCTGAAATTGTGAACTTTAAGGCGCATTTCATCTGTCGCATCGCGCAAGTTCATGAAATCCCGCAAATTTGCGAAGTAGCCCCGTAAACCCCCTTTTCCCGCGCTTTCCGCCCTCTGTCGATACCCAACACT